GGCAGTAGCCACCGCATTCCACAAGTCGATCAGGTCATCGCGGTCAGGAGCGGCACCGTTGGTACCTCCTGCCACGCTGCCGATGCCAGAGGTTTGCAAAATACCTTCGGGCTCGCCGCTGGATCCGGCACCGTTGATGGCGCCAATATCGATGGCCTCCGCGCTGCCCTGCAGCAACTGGTTGCGAAGCCTGTTTTCAAAGCCTGCACCGGTTTGCATCAGCAACTGGTTGGATACATCCATGTATCCCGCCAGGCGCTTCGGCGTGAAGGTCACCTTGGTGAAGGTGGGATTGCTTTCGCTCGCGTTGGCGTTTTCAGTGGCAGCCCAGCCCGGAGCAAACACGGCGTTTTCACGCGGCATGTCTATGTTACCCACGGCACCGGTGATGTAGTCGGCACCAAGACTTACCACGCGGCTGCGCTCGCGCAATGCCTCAATGTAGCCGCGCAATTCGGTGGCAATGTTGTATCCACCGGCCGCACCTGAGCTCGACGTGGCATCCACATCGCGCTTTTCCACCAACAGGTTCATGTTTCTCAACGCCACCAGCGGCACCAGGTACGGACTGTTGGGCGAAGCGCCTGCGCGCTGCATCTCGTTGGCGGCTTCTTCCGCCATTTCTTTCTCAATACCGGTGAGCCCTTCCTTCTTCACCGCGGCACGCATCAATTTTAAAAACGAGTAGGTGTTGATGTCCTTCTTGTCTTTTTCAGATACGTCGCTACCGCGCTGGCCAGGTATCGGCACCGATGGCTTCTGCCTTTCTTCGGCGTAGGCCTCCTCGGCAAGCTCCAGCTGCTCTTTCAGCAGGTTGCGCTCTGTCTTCAGCTTATTATACTTTTTCTGCTCATCTTCATTCAGCTCGCGCTCTTCCTTGGCGGCATTGTCGATGAGTTTTTGCATTTCCGTCGCTTTGCTGGCACGCTGCTCCTTCAGCCCTTTGATGTGCTGATCGAACGTGACGCCTGCCGGCAACGTGAACGCCAGCAACACGCCCGGTGCTGCCATAGGCAACAAAAATGCCACGATGGCACTCAGTACCAAACCGAGGGCTATCATGAAATTCCTAGGTGTCAATAAATTTTTCATTTTGCTTTTTTGGGTTTTGTTTGTTTACTTTTTTATTAATCATCTATCTCCAGAGCGTGTCTGCGCTTCATAAGATCCACCAGGTGTTTTTTGCTTTTCTTCTCCTCCTCTACCAGCAGCTGCTGATAGCTGCGCGTGGCCACCGTGGTGTCAGGGTAGGCCGGGTAGGTTACCGGGCTCACATCCAGCAGGCGCTCCAGCTTCACGATGGTGCGTATGTCCGGCTGGTTTCTGTCCTCACTGAAGGTCCACTTCACCTCCTTGGTCTGAAAAGCAAAAGAGCTCGACTTCACGTTTTCCACACGCACGTTTTCCAGCAGGTCGTTGCCGGCCGTAGTGCGCGGTGCTTCAAACTCATACCACAGCCCCTTGCTGTCCACGCCCATCTTCAGCGTTTTCTTGTTGCGCGCCAGTATCAGGTTGGGGTCGTGGTTAAACAGCGCCACGGTGTCGTCGTCGAGCACTTCGTCAAAGGCGCCGGGCGCAATGCGCTCTATCCAGCTGCCAAAGCTCTCGCTGTCGCTGTTGAACAGGGCCGCATAGCCACGTATGGTGCGGCTTTCCTTGCCTTCCTCCGCGGCACGCAACTCCAGCTGCGGAGCAAAAAACCTCCGCTCCGCATCTTTGATTTTGGTGATGTAGTCTTCTTTCATAGGGTGTCGTCAAATAGGTCTGCAATTTTTTCCCACGAGCCATTCAGCCGGGGGCGTATCGTATCGCGCAGTTCCTGCAGGATCTTCGCCCGCTGCGCTTCTTCTTCCTGTTGTTGCTGCACCGTTTGCTTGGCGCCTTTGCTGTTGATGAAGTCATCCACCTTGTCGGCGGGCACCATCGCACCCTGCACGTAGTAGCGCTTCATCACGTCTTCGATGGGCAGGTCTTCCAGCTCGGCAGCCTGCGCCGGCGTCATCACGCTCAGGTTGATGAGCGTGCGGTACATGAGCATGCGCGCGCTGATATCGCCGCGCAGCAGCCCGCTCAGGTTAAACTTCACGTAAAGGCCGTCTTCGCTGCGCTTGTTGCTTTCAGGGAATAGTTTCTCGTTGCACTCCTGCTCATCTTCGCGCACACCCGCCAGGGTGTATTTCACAAAGTGGATGTCCTGCTGCTCGCTGCTGTTGTAGGGCGCCTTCTCCCAGTCCTGGGCGAAGGTGGGCAGCATGCGGAAAATGCCGTAGATCTCCCGGTCGGTGATCTTGGCGCTTTCGATGTAGGCCACGTCGTCGGCGGGCAATGTCAGCGGCACAAACTTCACCCCGCCATACAATAGCGGCAGGCGGCCGTTGGCCGTGCTTATGCTGGTGCTGCTGCCGGCGGGTTTGTCCTTGTCCACGTCTTCACCCTTGTCGTTCCATTGGCTGCGCATACGCTCCTTCTGCTGCTTGTCCTTTACGGTAGCCTCTGTGGTGAGGAAGCCATAGGGGCGCTCGCCCACGATGCTCAGGTTGTAGTCTTTCAGCTTCAGGCCCAGCCCTATGCTCAGCCCGTTCTGGCGGATGGAGCTTTTGCCCAAAATGCCGTCGTCAGTATAGTTTTTGAAGTGGAGCATGTTGCTCTCCAGTATCTCGCGGCCCTTGTACACGTATATGAGATCTCTGCCACGGCTGCGCACCTCCACCTCCCATGGAGCGCGGGGCCAGAAAGCCACAGGCCACATGTCGCTGCCGCGTTCCACTTCCGCGTAGGCGTTGCCCCAGGCTTTTTTGTAGAGTTCCATCAGCCCCCAAAATGTGAAGGCCGTCATGTGCGGGTTGGGGCGGTCGTGCACCAGGTAGTGCACCGGGTTGCTGTATACCACCTTGCGGCCCTTCGGGCTGCTTTGCATCACACTGCAGGGAAGACTGCCGCGCGTTTCGCGCAGCACGTTCAGGCAGGTAAATACGGTGCTTAGTTTCTGGCCGCTGCGCTCATTCACACTGGGCGCCTGCGGACTGTAGGCATCGATCCATCCGGTGAGCTCTTTCCAGGGCTCAAAGGTTTTGAGGTTGCCCAGGCCGCTGCGAAAATCGGCACGCGCCGCCACGGCTCCCATCATGGTGTGGAAGTCTTGCTTGCGCTGGCTTTGCAGCCCTTTTTCCAGTGTAGGATTTATCTGTTTTTCCAAATCCTCCGCGTGTGTTTACACAAAGGAGGAAAGTGCAGCGGGTTTAATCGATGAAGGTCACCTTCATTTGTGGGTGAAGGTCACCTTCATTTTTTTGATGGAGTTTGATTCGTTTCAAACACGGCTATATTGAATATATCCAATTATTATCGGTAATGCCGCTGCTTGAAAATGAAGGGGGCCGGAGGCCTAATCCCTTCATTGCCCCACGCTCCCGCGGACACTACCGATAACAAGGGGTTTATTTCAGTTTTTGGCTTCAACGTTCAATGTTTCAATTTACGTTTAGTGGAAGGTTTTTTGTCTTTAAAGCCCCCGCCCGCATGGAGTACTAAAACAGACTCGATATAATTTTTAAGATTGGTTTTGGCTTTGATTGCCATAATAGAAAGAGCTTCTGTAGTAGGCTCATCCAAGTCAATTAGTTTTCTCATTTCAATTTGCTTAATACTTTTTGAGACTCTTTTTTACCGTGTACGGTTTCAATCCATTCTATCATTTCTTCAAATGACTTTGTAAATTGGTTATAGGGTTTTTCTCCACTATCCAATTTGCTAATTATGTCATTAACTCGTTTTCTTATTGGAGTAGTTTCTGCCTCAATAATTGTTTCTAAAATCTGTTGAGGTGTGCCATCATAGTAAATTACATTATCAACCACTGAACTGAAAATGCAGTACTTACCATTTGGCTGTTTTATTATTTGCCATCCCATAATTATTTTGGAAAATTGGTTAATATCCAAGTACGATTAACATCGTATTCATTTTTACGTTGTTGGCTTGGGTTGATGTACCCAAAAAATATACGGTTGTTAAATAACAAACCTTCTCTACGGCCATTGCGTTGAGTGTAATCCATAACCATTGGGTCAGGAGAAACAGAA